GGTTGAGGAAGTTTCAACCTGTGTAATATCTTCCATTTTGATGTCTGACATATATAAATGTTTTGTTACCCTCTCCACTAAAGCGGGAGTTGCATAATTTCACTATCTGTTAATTATTTTTGAGGTGCAAGCCGTTCAATAAGCTTGTCTTCTTCTTCCATAATCCAAAATGCAGCCTTAGAGAACATGATTGTTTCTGTGCTTAGTCCGTCATGTATTCCATACTTAACTGCGAGATACTTTATTTGTTCTCGTATGATCTTTCTAGCGACTGATTCCTTTAATGCATCAGCACTCTCCTTAAAGGAAATAGCCTGTTCAATGTCGAGCTTCTTGTCGTTGATGTAAACCGTACCCTGCGGATCAAATTTGATGATGTCCTGGATTGGAAGTGCTCCAATATTACTCAAAAGAGCCGCCAGTACTCGGTTCTTGGCTTCTCCTTTGAATGTATTTCTCCTAATCAACCACGCAATGAGTCGTGAGAGCATTATTTTTTCTTAGCTACTTCCTTCTTAACGGCTTTCACTGCCTTGGTTACTTTTGACTCCTTCACTTCTTCTTTCTTCTCTACCTTTTCCTCAACAACGGGTGCGATAACTTCATAGTCGTTTACCAATCCGCCAATGCGAATGTATTCGGCCTTTACTTCGTCTTCATTGCCTGATTTCACTACTGCCTTCGCACGTGCAAGCTTAAGAGCGCTTGCTGCCCATCCATATGCTTTCATTGTTAATAATTAAAATTTATAAGTAATACCTTTTACTGCCCACATTTGTGCCCCTTGTGCTTCTGTAATAGCAACTGAGAGTAATCTTCCTTTATCCCCTTGGCCAGCTTCTGTTCTTGCATCATTACAAATATCTATAATTTGCGCGTAGAGTTTCTTTATCTGATCTACTGTTGGATCATTACCTGGGTTAAAAGTAAGTCCTACAGCTTTTTCTCCGTACGTCATTGTTGTTTCTTTCATTATTTCTTGTTTACCTTGTTAAAGTTCTTTGGCTTTCCGCCTGTTGCGATGAAGGTATGCAGCTTCATCCCTGCCTTTGGTTTTGCGTTCATAGATTATTTCTTAAATTTCCTGTTAAATGTTGCTGCCTTCGCCATAAAGGTCTTTCTTTTTCTCGATGACATATTACTGTGCCATCTGTGGCTGGATTGATTGGGCTGGAGCAGCTTGTGGAGCACCTGGAGCGCCAGGTTGTTGACCCATAACGGTTGAGAGGAGATCACCTGGTTTCTTCTTAAATTCGTCAGGATTACCGTCTGAGTACTCTTCTAGGACAAACTTGTCTACCACAGCTTGCTGGTCAACGTATGGCGCTACACGAGGATCTGTAAGGAGATTGAATGCTCGTTCCTTCTTAAGCTGATCTGTTCCCATTGAACGAGAAATGATCATTTCAGGGTCGATATAGAGAGCGAACTTAGTGCGGGCAAAGCGGTATGGATTTACCTTGTAGATTCGTTGTGAAGCTTCTACTCCGCCTGCTTTCTCAAACATGTCCCATTCCATCTTGTTGAGGTCCTCCTTGCTCTTTCCCATGATGTCCGTTGAGAAGTCGATCTTGTTGGTTACGTCCTTTCCGCCGTCCTTTCCTTCGACCATAATGGTCTTGTACTTCATGTTTAAGACTCCAGCCTGGGCGTCCACTTCCCCGATTGTGGTATGGATGATGATGTCATCAATCACAAGTTCACCTACTTGGCGTACCAGGTCCCCAATCATCACCGCAAACACCCCAAGGATCACTTTGGCGTTCTGTTCAGCCTTTGATACCGCATATGCCGTCACTCCTTTCTCGGTAATGCCAGAGAGTGCCTTGTCCTGGGTTGATTCAGCCATGTCTTCCTGCTCTACGCGCATCATGTTAAGTGCTGCTTGGAGGTTTGGACCAAGAGAGTATGCGGTAGCGTTAGCTCCTGGTGGCATACCGATTGTTGCTCCTGGCACCATAACTGTACTGTCTACCTTGTCCACTCCTGAGAGAAACATAGGCTTAAATACGTCTAGATAGGTTCCGTCATAGGCGATCTGGTGCATCCTGTCATCACCTAATGCATCCCAGAAGAGCTTGAAACACGCTGATTTGTAGTATGCAAAGCGACCGTTAGGGTCAAGCGGTTCAAAACCGGTCTTAGCGAACGGATACACGGGAATGGAGAGGAACTTGTCCCCGATCATGCTCATTCTTCGGTGCTTGAACGGGTTTGAATTGTAGACATCAACGTGGTTTCCCATGAACACTCCTCCTACAAACGTCACTTCTAGGTCTTCTGACCTATAGTAAAGCGTTATAACTTGTACATAATTAGCATCTGCCTCAGTCCATTCGATGTCATAGAGCGTCTGGTGCTCCTGTCCGGTGAGCATAATGCGTGTCTTACCTGCTTCCACGAAATCAAACTGGTCCTTTCCATCGATGAAATACTTGCCAGCATATATAGATTTGGCTTCATCATAAGAAATTCTTCTTACGCGTGGAATATTAGGTTGTCGTTGTAAATCAAAAGTATAGAAATCAGCCAAGAGTATCTGGTCAATTGGGAGGATGTTGAGGTTAATGCCAGACAGAAGTTCATCTACCGCTTCTTCTACTCGATATGTTCCATCTGCATTACGCACTTTAATCCTTTGAATGGCTTCAACGAACTCTATTTCTACGAATACAGCTGGGTTAACGAGAGCTGATGTAACCATAAAGAGGAACTTCATCTCGTAATCAGCCTTCTTTAGATGATTTTCAATGAGGATACGCATGACTTTAGCCGTCATCTTGTCCTCTTCGTTTTCCTCGTTATACGCATGACACATCGGGTAGAGCATCCCTGAGATCATGTGAGCTAGGATGCCGATTACCTTGTTGCGAGCTGTGTTCTTCCTACCCTTCCATCTCCATGCCTTATGAAGAGGCTCTTGGATAGCACCTACGTATGCACCAAATGTTTGTTGGTCCATCTTGGCTCGTTCAAGGAGTGAATAGCCGTCAAACTCATCAAATCCCCTGTGCTGTAGTCTCCATGCTGTCTGGTAGTCAGTTTGGACACGGGCAAAGAGCTTCTTAATGTCTTCTGGTGGGTTGTATGACGATACAGCGAGTTTGTTTCCGTTGCCGTCAATTGGATTACCTTCAGCATCAGTGACGATATGTGCGATCATGTTTTCACTGTCTGTTAATTATTCAAGGTGTGCAAGCCTAGAGGGTATAGGTAACGGTTGCTTTCTGGATGTATTCGTTTGGACGAAGGAGTGATGTCATGGCGTACCTGATGGCATCCATAGAGTGTGAAAAGGTATGCTCTGGTTCGTTGATGATCTTTCCATCCTTGTCTGTCTTCCAGAGATATGATTTACGTTCACGAATGACGTTGGCACTACGTCTTGTTACAAACATCTTCTGACCCTGGACGAATTGAATACCCGTTGCTACCGATCCTGGACCTTTCACAGCAGGCAAGATGGTCACGCCGTAGAGCTTGATTTCGTCATTAGATTTAGGTTCTGCACTATCTGCTACCGTAACAGCTCTCTCTTCCTGGTTAAGGAGAACATCTGCTATAGCTTTGTTTGACATGCCTTTCTGATAGGCCAATTCATCCACGATGTATCCGCCGTTGTAGTAGTAGATGGCTACGATTGCTGTTGGATCGTTTGAGTATCCATAATCCACACCAAAGCGCTCAAGACGAGCTTCGTGGGGAATGTAATCTAATATTGCCCATTCCTTGTAGATAAGACGTTCCATTGAACTAGGTTCTCCTAGCCATTTCTGCCTGTAAAGGGACGGTCTACGTGCCTTGTCGTCCTCCATTTCAAGCCTAAGGACTTCAGGCATCCAGCCATATTTAAGTGCAGTGTCGTAGTTTACGTTGATAACGAGCGTGTTTGGACGCCCTTCAATGACAAGACGTGTGTGTACTGGATCGTCTTCAAGTAATCTGTTGTAGGAATAAATGATCTGTGAACCTTCCTTACGCACCGTAGGCGTGAGTACTTCAATTGAGTTAGAAGATACCGTCTGGGCTTCTTCTACCCAGGCAATATCTATTCCTTCGATTGATTTGATTGACTGCTCGTTGTGCCACAACCCTTTGAAGATAAAATCCGACCCTGTTACCATGTTAACAATTGAATTGTTCGTTACCTGGAAGTCAGTCAGGTTGTACTTCTTGATGAGGTCCGAGAGAAGCTGGTGTGACGAATCGGTAATTGAGTTCTGAAACTCACGGAAACATCCGATGCGCGTTTTCTTGGTCCTAGCACGTATGAGCAAAAACCTGGCAATCGTATGTGACTTAAGCGAGTTACGTCCTCCGTAAATGGCAGCTTCACGCCACCAATCGGAGAACAGTTCTTTAAACTCTATCGGTATTTCTATCGTTTGTTCCATCTACGAATTTAACTAATATAGGCACGGTTTCCCCGTTTGAGGTAACATCGGTGTCCTGCTTTGGATTACCTTCAGCCATTTTCCATATAACTTCCTTTGGTATTCCTTCCATAAATGCATCACGCTCCT